GAAAGCCTCTAACTCTAAGCTTAAGCGTCTTGACCAAACAGCCATTAGCGTTGTTAAAGTAAATGAAGACGGTTGGTGGGTAGCCGATATCATCTATGGTCGCTGGGACGTTAAGAAGACAGCACAAAAGATCTTCGAGGCGGTGGCCCGGTATGAGCCTGTTGCTGTAGGTATTGAAAAAGGCGCACTCAAGAACGCTGTGCTTCCATACCTATCGGACATTATGAAACAGAACCAGAAGTTCTTCCGCATTGATGAACTAACCCACGGCAACAAGAATAAGATTGACCGTATCGTGTGGGCTCTGCAAGGACGCTTTGAGCACGGTGCTGTTGTATTAAATGAAGGAGACTGGAACAGTGAGTTCTTAGACCAGTTATTCCAATTCCCTAACTCACTAGTACACGATGACCTTGTTGACTCTCTCGCCTACATTGAGCAGATAGCCAAGGTCGCTTACTTCTACGATTATGTAGAAGACGATTATGAATCTCTAGATGAAATCTCAGGATACTAAGCATGGATAACGAAAACATCGACTTTTCGCAGCAATACCTAGAAGACTGGGTAATGGATAAGGCCAACAGCTGGCGTGACCATTACGAAGCTAACTACTCCCAGAAGTTCGATGAATACTATCGTCTATGGCGTGGTATCTGGGCGCCTGAAGACTCTACACGTGAAAGCGAACGCTCACGTCTAATCAGCCCTGCACTACAGCAGGCAGTTGAGTCAGCAGCCGCTGAAGTAGAAGAAGCTACCTTCGGTCGTGGTAAGTGGTTTGACATTTACGACGATAACCAAGACAAAGAACGTGCTGACATCCAGTACTTGCGTAACCAACTACAAGAAGACTTCCACTACACCAAGGCTCGTAGCGCTATCGCTGAGTGTATCCTCAACTCTGCTGTATTCGGTACAGGTATTGGCGAGCTAGTTCTGGACGAAGTAACTGACATGCGCCCGGCTACTCAGCCTGTTATGGAAGGACAAGCACAAGCTTATGGTGTTGAAGAGCGTGACCGCTTTGTTGTCAAGCTACGCCCTGTCATGCCTCAGAACTTCCTGATCGATCCTGTTGCCACTAACATCGAAGATGCGCTAGGTGTAGCCATTGACGAGTTCGTGCCTATGCACCAGGTTGAGATGATGCAAGAGAAAGGTATCTACCGTGACGTAGACGTTACCTCTGCAGCTCCCGATCAAGACATCGAACCTGACCAGGACTTGGTCTTGTACACTGACGACCGTGTACGCCTAACCAAATACTATGGTCTTGTACCTCGTGATCTCTTCGAAGAAGCGTCTAAAGAAAACGAAGACGAAGAGCTAGTCCGCTTGATGGACGACGAAGACAGCGACTCTATGTACGTTGAGGCGATCGTAGTCATCGCTAACAACGGCGTTCTTCTAAAGGTCGAGGAGAACCCTTACATGATGAAGGATCGTCCCGTGGTGGCCTTCTCCTGGGATGTGGTGCCCTCTCGCTTCTGGGGTCGTGGTATTTGTGAGAAAGGATACAACTCACAGAAGGCTCTAGACGCTGAGCTACGTGCTCGTATCGACGCCCTGGCATTGACTGTACACCCGATGATGGCCGTAGACGCCTCACGTATGCCTCGTGGCGCTCGTATGGAAGTACGTCCGGGTAAAACCATCCTAACCAACGGTAATCCAGACGAAATCCTGAAGCCGTTTAACTTTGGTGGTGTTAGCCAGGTGACCTTTGCACAGGGCCAAGACCTCATGAACATGGTGCAGATGGCTACAGGCGCTATCGACACTGCAGGCATTGCAGGCAGCGTTAATGGCGAGTCCACAGCCGCAGGCATTTCTATGTCTCTAGGTGCCGTTATCAAGCGTCACAAGCGTACCTTGATCAACTTCCAGGAGTCTTTCCTGTTGCCTTTCGTCAAGAAAGCAGCTTATCGCTACATGCAGTTCGATCCTGAGACATATCCTGTCCAAGATTACAAGTTCACTGCCTCTAGCACGCTAGGTATCATCGCACGTGAGTACGAAGTCACTCAATTGGTGCAGCTACTGCAGACTATGAGCCCTGATACACCTCTGTATCCTGCTCTTATCGAGTCTATCGTAGATAATATGAACCTTTCTAACCGTGAAGAGCTCGTAGAGCGTCTAAAACAGGCTTCTGAGCCCACTCCTGAAGCTCAACAGGCACAACAGCAGCAGCAAGAGCTACAAATGCGTCAAGCAATGGCTCAAATCGCTGTATTGGAGCAACAAGCAGCTGAATCGCAGGCTCGTGCTAACAAATACACAACAGAAGCACAGTATATCCCGGCAGAAGTGGAAACTGACCGCCTGAAAGTGCTGACTACCAACCTAAAAGAGGGTAATCAGGACGAGGTCGAGTTCCAACGTCGTGCCAAGGTAGCTGAACTGTTGCTGAAAGAGCGCGACCTGGTGTCTAAAGAAAACATTGTTAACAAGCAGATGGCTGATGGTAACTAAAAAGGAACTGGAGGAGCTAGTTGAGCAGGTCAATCAGGTACTTGCTCACCTAGACACACGCTTGCAGAAGCTAGAGAAGGCACGCCCTAGCACAAATACAAGTAAAAGTAAACAAAACTCTTGACTTTTTTTATCTAGTGTGCTATACTGATCTACATGGATAAAGAATTAGAGAAATACTACGAGTCCTACCTAGATCTGTTCGTTACAGACGGGTGGAAAAACTTTGTAGAAGACTTTCAGATGGCGGCTAACGATCTTGCAAATATCAGGAACGTTAGTTCGCTAGAAGAAATGAAATTCATTCAAGGTAAATTAGATGTGATGGATCGCATCATTAACTTTGAGACCGGAATTAGGAACACTTACGAGGATTACCTTGATGATCAGAAGGTATGACTTTAAATGTCCTAATGAACACGTAGAAGAACAATGGGTAGACCACAACGTGACAACCTCCCCTTGTCCTCTATGTAGCTCTGAAGCCACCAGGCTTATTTCTGCACCTATCGCTAAGCTCGATCCTCTATCAGGGGATTTCGCTGGGGCAACAATGAAGTGGGCGAAGCAACGGGCACAGAAAATAGAGCAAGAGCGTAAGGCAACCTCTTAGCAGGTCTTACATTTTAAGTATATTCCATAATGCTATTAGGCACGGAGTTTAACAAGAATGGCAACATTTCACGACGAGCGCGAATTAGAAGAACTTCAAGAAGATGAAGAGCTAGTAAGTCTCGAAGACCAGCAAGACACTACAGCAGATGAACCGGAAGCGCAAGCTGAAGAGGAAGAAGTTGTAGAGGAAGTTAAGGAAGACATCCCTGAGAAGTATCGGGGTAAGTCGGTCGAAGAGATTATCCAGATGCACCGAGAGTCTGAAAAGATGATCAGTCGTCACGGAGAAGAGCTAGGCAACCTTCGTAAACTTGTAGACGAGACGCTAACCGCTAACCTCGCAAAAAATAAAGCCCCAGAGGAACAACCGAAGGAAGAGATTGACTTCTTCGAAGATCCTGACAAGTACCTAGAGTACAAAATGGCTAACCATCCTACGCTGAAGGCCGCTGAAGAAACAGCACAAGCCATGAAGCGACAGACTGTGTTAGGCCAGTTAGAGCAAGCACACCCGGACTACATGGAGATCGTCAATAATGCCGAATTCCAGAAGTGGGTAGAAGACTCTAACATCCGAACCGAAATGTTCAACCGAGCGGCTAACAACTTTGAGTACGCTCCTGCTGATGAACTCCTATCCTACTGGAAGGAACGTCAGAAGGTAGTCGGACAAGCTGTTGCTACTGCAAAGGAAGAACGTAAAGAAACCCGTAAAAAGGCTTCTACAGGTTCTGCTAAAGGGTCAGGGGAATCTCCGAGTCGTAAGATCTACCGTAGGGCTGACCTCGTTAATCTCATGGAGAAGGACCCAGATCGTTATATGGCTATGTCTGATGAAATCATGCAAGCCTATGCCGAGAAGAGGGTTCGCTAATATTATTATGAAGGATATTCAAAATGGCACTTGGTTCAAATCACGTAACTAACACAACTGCAGCAACTTTCATCCCAGAACTCTGGAGTGACGAGATTGTTGCGTCTTATAAGAAAAACCTTGTCTTGGCTAACCTAGTCAACAAGATGAGCATGACTGGCAAGAAGGGTGACACTCTGCACATCCCGAAGCCTACTCGTGGAACTGCTTCTGCTAAAGCTGCTAGCACTCAGGTTACCCTGCAGTCTGCAACTGAAAGCGAAGTAACTGTAACCGTAGACAAGCACTACGAGTACAGCCGTCTGATCGAAGACATCACCGAAGCACAAGCTCTGGCTTCACTGCGTCGCTTCTACACTGAAGACGCAGGTTACGCTCTGGCTAAGCAAGTCGATGACGACCTGTTCACCCTGGGTAAGAAGTTCGGTAACGGTGACGGCACCTCTTGGGTTCACAACAACGCTTTCCAGATCACCTCTGGCGGCGCTATTGAAGCCTATGACGCTGACGGTACTCTTGACGTGAACGCTTTCACTGACGCTGCTTTCCGTGCCTTGGTTCAGGAACTGGACGACGCTGACGTACCTATGGACAACCGTGTCCTAGTTGTACCGCCTTCTGCTCGTAACACCATCATGGGTATTGATCGTTACATGTCTTCTGACTTCGTAAACGGTCGTGGTGTTAACAACGGTCAGATCGGTCAGCTGTACGGTATCGACGTATACGTTACTTCTAACGCTCCTGTCCTAGAGTCTGGCGTTAAGGGTGGCTTCTTGTTCCACAAAGATGCGATGGTTCTAGCCGAGCAAGTCGGTGTCCGTTCGCAGACCCAGTACAAGCAAGAGTACCTGGCGACTTTGTTCACCAGTGACATGCTGTACGGCACTCAGGTTATCCGTCCTGAGTCTGGCTTGGTTGTAGCTCTGCCTGCATAAAGCTAAACTGGGGAGTCTCGTTTGAGGCTCCCTAGTCTTTTCTTTTCTTATTGTAGGAGTTCAAATGGCTATTTTCCGGGGTAACGGTGGCGCAGGTGATGCTACCGATAACGTAACAATTAACGAAGTAGCGCAAAAGTCTGCTGAAGCTGCTACCAGTGCTTCTGAAGCTGCCACATCCGCTACTAATGCTTCCAACTCAGCTACCTCTGCAGCCTCTTCTGCATCTAGTGCTTCTACCTCTGCTACTTCTGCTTCTAACTCTGCTACCAGTGCTGCAACGTCTGCTACCAATGCAGCTTCTTCTGCTACCTCTGCAAGTAACAGTGCTACAAGTGCTTCTGCGTCCGCTACAGCTGCCGCTACTAGCGAGACTAATGCTCAAGTCGCTGAGTCTAATGCGGCTACCTCAGAAGCTAACGCAGCAACCAGTGCAACATCTGCCTCTAATTCAGCAACTACCGCCACTACCCAGGCCGGTATTGCAACTACTAAAGCCAGTGAAGCGGCTACATCAGCCACTAACGCTAGCAACAGTGCAACCTCTGCGGCTACCTCAGCTACCAGTGCCGCTACCTCAGCTACATCAGCCGCTACGAGTGCTACGAATGCAGGAACAAGTGAAAGTAATGCTTCTACGTCAGAAACTAATGCGGCCACATCGGCAAGCGAAGCATCGACTAGTGCAACTACAGCAACAACGCAGGCTGGCATTGCTACAACTAAAGCAAGCGAAGCCTCAGTAAGCGCCAGCAACGCTGCTACAAGTGAAACTAATGCCGCTACCTCTGCCACTAATGCTTCTACTAGTGAGACTGCTGCAGCAACGTCAGCTACATCGGCGGCTAGTTCAGCAACGTCAGCAAGCAACAGTGCATCAGCAGCAGCCTCTAGCGCTACAGCAGCGGCCTCTAGCGCCTCTTCAGCAGCCTCTAGTGCTACCAGTGCTGAAGCAGCCTGGGATAGCTTTGATGACCGCTACTTAGGTGCTAAGTCATCTGCTCCTACACTGGATAATGATGGTGATGCTCTTGTAGCAGGTGCTATGTACTTCAACACGACTACCTCAGAAATGAGTGTGTTTGACGGAAGTACCTGGGCAGCTATTAAGAGTAGTGCTGCTTCGATGACTGTATTCAAGTATACAGCTACTGCAAGTCAGACTGTGTTTACAGGACTTGACGATTCATCACAGACTTTAGCCTTAGTCCCGGCTAATACCTGGGTAACCCTGAACGGTATTGTCCTGGAGCAGGGAGCAGACTACACAGCAACTACGACTAGTATTACATTGACTACTGCTGCTAGTGTAAATGATGAATTAAATGTATATGCTTTCAATAGCTTTGAAGTAGCTGACTACACTCAGTTCCCGTTCTTCAAGTCTTCTGGAGCATCAGCGAGTATTGACCTTACGGGCTTTAACTCTATTCCGTTCTTTAAGGCAGATAATACTGCTGACAACATTGCTTTAGCATAGGTGATACATGGCTAAATTAGTAAAAAGTATTTATACGGGTAGTGATGTTACTGCCCTGGGTGAAACCACAGCAGCTGACCAACTAGAAGGTCGTTATGCTGTAGAGGTTGCTGCCCTCACTGACGGTGCAACTATCACGCC